GTGTTTAATCTTGCAACATCAAGTGGATCATCAGATTTAATAATGATGTATGGCACAACAAGGTCTAGTTCTTTCCTAGCTTGTAAAGTATGCTGCCCATCAATTACTTCCATGTTTTGGTTTACACGTATAGGATCGTAAAGATCTTTATCAGCAATCAATTTTTTTAGTTGATTTACGTGTGCTTCATCTACAGGTCTATTACCTCTAGCTTTTTTAAACTTTGAGTAATCCGTTGTCTCAAAGTATTTATTTTTTATTGCATTGTTCATCTTTTCCTCCTTGGTTAGAACAATATTGTGTAACCTAGTAACCCAACTATTAATAAAATAATTTTTGGTGGTATCACTAGTAGTGAAATCAAAAGCAAAAAACTAATAATCTGGTTTGTCATTAGCCCCCTGCAATTGGTCGTAGATTAACTTAGATGCAATCGACTCGTTAATTGGGTAGATTGGCATATTCTCAAAATACATTGCACATTGCTGCAGCTTCTTCATCGCTTGTTGAAACTCATCGTGTGAGTAATCAAGTGGCATATGATCTTCAGCAGCAACTACAGGTACTTGACTAAGTATTTGATCNACTCGACTAATCCAACTGCCTAAAACAGTTGAGTCAGACTTTAATTTAATTACTGGACTTTGGCTCATCGTACCTCCACAAATTAAATTTATTTACGATCTCATTTAATCCATTATGAAATTTTATTTTTCCATTCAGGATATCTTTACATCTGATAGTTTGATACAAATCACCATTGACCATCAGCTGCAGTTCTTTTGTTGACTCATTAAATTCAACTGAAAAGACATGAGTCATGACAACGCTTTTTGGTTTTACTTCCCATTCAGGCTTTAATACCAAAGCTTCGCCTAGCTTTTCAGCAGCAGTCATTGCTGCTTTCTCTTGATTGTTTTTCATGATAACCTCTTTGTTAGTATTTTTAAAAAACATGCGTCTCTTATAATCATTTTAATGGGATATGCAAGGATTAAATACTATAAGATAATATAGGATTTTATGACAAAATTTATACTAGTTTTATACATGTGCAGCATGTTNACTAATGATTGCCCAAGCAANCATATACCTGGATATTCATTTAATAGTCATGCAGATTGNGTTCANATGGGTTATAGAGTTGCCCATAATACTTTTATGTCATTNGAAGAAATTGAAGAATTTGACAGAGAATACGTAGAAACTAACAAAATAGTAGTAAAATTTGANTGTAGAGCTGTAGAAGTTCCAAAACCCGTTGTCCCACCTAAAAAACCCAAAATTACCACATAGTTGCATTTAGGTCACATTTTGATATATAATAATACATGAAGCTATATCGCGTCCAAGCAAAATATAAAAACATATTAATTGATGAGATGCTTGAGGCTGAGAACGATAAGGCTGCTCTTGACACGTTTAGCAAGAAGGTTGAGTCAGGAGANANAACAGAGAAGGATGCTGGTGGTTTTTTGGATCCCAACAAACTTTTCATAACCTTCGAGGAGGTTGACCGAGATGCAACTACAAAAGTTAATAACGGAGAAACTTCAATTGGAGTCCAAGTGGGCGGGCAAAGCGTTGGAACAAGGTAGAGTAACGCCTGATATGAAGTGGATCGATATTAAAATCAAAGATCTTAAAGTTAAGATCAATGAACAAAGTGTTGAAGACGCTAAAAAAGGTCTTCTAGATATAGCTAGCTAGACTAGCTAAAAAAAATCAATTTTTTTCCCAAGACTACTGCGCTCTAAATTTTCGTAAAAAGCATTCAGTGTCGCATTCAGAATAAAACCCCTGCAACAGGAGTTCATCTACTATTCAATAAAATAAAAATTGGAAAAATTGCTCGTGGTATAATAGTAAATAAAAAAATAAAAGGAGAGCAAATGACATTTGAATGGAAACATCCAAATTACTACAAACAATTAAAAAAGATTGCTGATGAAGAGTTCAAAGACCAGCAGACCGAAGAGCAGGAACACTCAGATGAACCTGACACTGAGGACACGCAGACTTAACTTTAAAAGTTTCTGAGGTGTCATTCCAGGTTTCAACAATTCCTGTGCCTTGGCATCTCGGACAACTATTCTTTTGCTTCACCCCAGCTTCTTCCCAATGCAACATCGACTTTGAATGGGACTTTGAGGTTTTCGATTGCATTCTCCATTACCTCCTTTACTCCATTAATATCTTCTTCAGAGTTGATAGAAAAGCATAACTCATCGTGAATCTGTAGTAAAGGCTTATAACCTTGTTTGTAACAATTGATCATTGCTTGTTTTGTTTGATCAGCTGCAGATCCTTGAATTAGCCTGTTGAGGGCTTTATAAGTAAAGGCTCTTCTGATGTTATTTCCATATATGGCCTTAGCCTCTTCATATTGCATTGCTTTATTCATTCCAAAGGTAGCAGGCTCCCACATGTCAAATCGGCATTTACGACCCCTTATTGTTCGAATAAACCCATACTTTGAAGCACTATTGGTTACAGCTTCAGCTAACTTCTTTACGAAAGGTACCCTAGAGTGGTACTTATTTAAAAGGTTCTCTGCATTATCTTTTGAAATACCTAATTCTCTACCTAATTTGGCCTTACCCATACCATAAAAAAGACCCAAATTGATCGTCTTTGCCTGAGTTCTACTTATTCCTGCCATATCAGCCACGATTTGATGAAAGTCTGCAGCTTCGTTTTTATAAGCTTCAATAAATTCATCTGCACCTGTAAAATTTTCATTAACACTTGCAGCGTAATGAGCAACCAATCTTGGCTCTTGTTGGCTGTAGTCAAAGCTACCCCATTGTTTGCCTTCTTCAGGTAAAAACAAACTTCTAATTTTATCACCAAACTCTTTGTTACGCGCAGGTATCTGTTGCAGGTTTGGATTTGAATAAGATAATCGACCAGATACAGTTCCGCCTTGATCAGATCTTAGTTGATTTATCTCTGAATGTATTCTACCTTTGTGTACAAATCTTTGAATGGAGTCTATGAATGTTGAATGGAATTTATTTATTTCTCTTGCTTCTCTTATTAGTTGCGCTATCGGGTTACTACAATTTACTAACCAATTTTGCGTAAAGCTTGGTTCTCCGGTTTTCGGTGTCCGTGGGTACTCTACACCTATCCTATCAAACACCTGTGCTACTGATCTTGCAGCCCATATGTCTGGCTTCATAGTAGTTTCGTCTTTTATCTTTTTTAATACTTGATATTCTTTTTCTTTAAATTCTTTTTTTAAGCTTACAGCTTTTTCTTCATCTACTCTTATACCTTTACGCCTAGTTTCAATTAATATAGGCAGCAGCTCCATCTCCATATCCCACACATCATTTAAACTTTGCTTAGATATTTCTGTCTTGAAACGCTGCCAAAGTTTTAAGGTAAGTGCAGCATCTTGTTCAGCATAAAATCCTACGTAACCTGCAGGTAACTTCCAAAGGTCTGCCTTTGCATCGATACCCCACTCCTTTGCTTTTTCATTTAAAAATGTCTCGTTTTTTATTTCACCTAAATAATCTTTCGCACATGCATTTAAACTAAAACTAAATCTATTTTCATTAATAAGTGCAGCAGCTATCATTGTATCTACGATAGGACCATTTATTTCAAAACCATTAACAAGCAACCACCCCACATCATAACTTGCATTGTGGAATATTTTAGTTGCTGGTGTTTTTAAAACTTCTTGCATCCAGGCCGTAGTAATAGCAGAGTCCATGTTACCACCTGCATCATGATGAATTGGAAAGTACCATTGTTGATCAAGAGCAGCTACAGCAAAACCTACAATATGGCCATCAAAAGTTGCCCAACCTGCTCCCTTTGTTTTTATATTTGGATCTTTAGTTTCCAGGTCAATTGCTATTTCTTTTGCGTGTCTAAGGTCAGGATAGTCACTCGGACATACCCAATCGGAGTCGTTGTAAATAAAATTTAGCTGATGAGTCATTTCTTTTTAGCATCTTTTAGTTTNTTTATTTCTAAATCACAATAGTGTTTTATTTTTTCTAGATCTTCAATTCCATTTTTATGTTTGTACCTGCAAACGTATTTTACTACGTTGCCTTGAAAAAATGTTAGATCATTTTTTGCAATAAACTCATAGGGTTGAATCTCAAAAAATTTATAGTGAGATCCCCCGATCTGCTTATCTTGAGGGAAAGCGTCCTCAAATAAATCTTTATGTGTCATAATTTAAACTCCTGTAATACTCTTATTTTTTCTTCTGCGTTCGCTATCTTTTCAACAAGCTTATCTGCTTCATCCACGTGCTGTGGGTGTTCACCTATGGCTACAGGTTTTTCTAAATAAATTTTTAATGTAGCTTCAGCTTCAGATATCTGTGCATTGTATCTATCTTCTAGTGCTTCAATTATTATTTTTCTAAACATAGTTTGCCTCATATAGTTTAAAATACTTTCCTAACGGAAAGTTGTATTGGTGGTTTGTTCCTAGCAAATGTAAATTTTGTTTGCATCTGGTTACTCCTGTATACCAAACTCTCAACTCTTTTACTTTTTCTGCTAGATTTTTTTTATCGTAATGCGATGGGTAATTACATTTACTGGCTAACACCACATTGTCAGCTTCACCACCTTTGACTTGATGTATCGTATCAATAATTATTTTTGGTGGCTGCGTAAGATCCACACCTTCCTTCATTAATTTGTTGAAATATTGTTTATCTTTGTCTTTAAATTTTCTTTTAAACACTTGATTCCATGGACCTTTTTCGTCTCGCATACCACACCTTAAGTGTAATTCATCAAAAGTAAACACTTGATTTGGATGTGCAAAAGACCATTTTTTGCTGTCCTGTGACCGGTATCCGTGGTCTATGTTTAA